CGGCACCTCCGGGTGCAACGCGGAAGCGCAGAACGACTGTATCGACCATGGCGACGGCTGCGTGCCAGCAGATGAGGCATGCACCAACACGGTCGTTGAAGCCATCGTGCGCCTGGACTTTATCCCAGCAGTCGTGGATTCGGACTGGCTGTTCATCGGTAATCTCCAGGCGATCAAGCACATGATGAAGGCCATCCAGAAGGAGGACCGGAATCAGTACACCGAGGCCGAGCGCGAGATCCAGCTGGCCCTGCGGAGCTTGAGGAATGAACTCGAAGCCTACAGCCCGAACGAGCGCACGGTGGTCAACGTGCAGCCTTTCGGGTCTGCGAAGATTCAATATCGGTTTGGAGGGTTCATTTGATGGAGGTCGAAAAGCCCATCACCTGGTTGGATTTTCTGACCGACGACGGCATCTCGCTCGATGAGCGGATTGATCGGTGGGAGGCATTCGTCGCCGACAAGCCGCAGCAGGAGTGCCCACTGAAGCACACATTCCCCGAGGGGATGTACGTGCGTGAAATCTTCATGCCGGCGGGGTCAGTGATCACCAGTCGCATCCATAAGTTCGACAACCCGTTCTTTATCACCCAAGGCAAGGTCACAGTGGTCAGCGAGAACGAGGGGCACGTGACGTACACGGCGCCGTACTCAGGAATCACGAAGCCTGGAACTCGCCGGGTGTTGCTGATCCATGAAGACACGATCTGGACCACGGTTCACCTGAACCTCGATAACAAGACGGATCACGAAGAGCTTTTGAACGACCTCACATACGTGAGGCAGAACCAATACTTACCATGTCATTCGTAGGAACAGCCATTGGAATTGGGGCCGCTGGTGTCATCACCTCCGGCGTCGGAATGGGCCTTCAGGCATCATCCGCGAGCGCCGCACGAAAGCAGGCTCGCCAAGCCGCCGAGACGCCAGGACTGGATATTCCAGCCGTCATTGGCGAAGCCGAGCAGCTGGCTCCGCGCACCCGGGCGCTTGAGCAGCAACGCACCGCAGCCACGCGTGAGCAACTGCTTGAAAACCTCGGCATTTCGATCCCGGGATATGAGCAGGCGCAGGCGGCGAGGGCGCAGAATGCGATGGCGCTTCTTCGTGGTGAACTCCCTCCTGACGTTGTCAGCCAAATCCAACGCAAGAGCGCAGCCAAGGCGCTCGAGGGTGGGTTTGCTGGCAGCAAGGCGGCCCAGGGCCTCACTGCTCGCGACATCGGCAGGACCACGTTGCAAGCGCAACAGGAAGGCGCCCGCCTGTTCTCGGACATTCTCGGGACCACCCCGATGGCGCCGCTGGCAAACTTTGAGTTCACGCCGCAGCAGCTGGCTCAGTTGCGCGAAAACGAGCGCATCGCACGTATGAACGCGCTGGCTGGTGTAGCCAGTATGCCGTCGGCAACCGGAGTTGTTGGTCAAGGCCTTGGATCGTTTGGATCCGGACTGACGAACCTCGGGTTTGCGGCGCTTGGATCCAAGTACGGTGCTGGCGGCGGAGGTGGTGAAAGCGACCTGGTCTCGACTCAACGCAAACTCATGGGAGGTTAATTTATGGCGAACCCATTCTCAGGACTCGAAAACATCGGGCAGTCGTATCTCGCAGGCTTGCAGCTGGCACAACAGCGCCAGGCCAGGGAGGAAGCAACAGCGCAGCGTGCTGAAGAGGCGCGGATCAGGCAGGACTACTACAACCAGCTGGGTATCGAACGAAGGGCTGCACTCGATGAGCGCATCAAAGCACGCCTCGATGCAGCAGCGGGACAGTTTGGTCAGGATCTGGTGCTAGCAAACGGTGAACCTGATTACGCGGCCTCTGCGTTGAAGCGGGATCGTCGATTACAAGAGGAACAAATAGCCGGCGCAGAGGGAGAGCTTGGCGCTCTGTATGGAACTCAGGCGCCGTTGTCACCGGAGGTCATTGGCAGTCCAGCCTATCAGACTGGGCGCCTTCGCGGGACAGCAAAGCGAATGGCCCAGGAGAAGGATCTTACTGCGGCCATGATCCGGCGCGGGTTTATCCCTGCCGATCAAGAGCAGGACCGCGAACTTCCAGACGAAGTCAGAAACCAAATTGAAGACATTTCGACTCCTGACATTTTCTCTGGCAGTGTCCCTGTCACTGCTGCGCCCACCCGTCTAGGCGCGCCTATGGGTGGTGGCCAACGAATTTCCGTTGGTGGGAGACAGTATTTTGCACCTACGCCTACTGCTAAGAAGGCGGAGAAGGCGGGGAGTATAAAATACACGCGTCCCAGCGGTGAGGAGGTTGAACTTTACCTCACGCCAGAAATGGCCCGCGAGGAACAAGTCAGACTTCTCGCATCTCCTGATCAAGAGCCAGACTTATTCGCTGACATCGACGCTGCGCAACAGCAGCTGAAAAAGCTGCGCGTTGGTGGCCAAAAAGAGTTCAACCTCAAACGCCTTGACGACGGCACCGTCAAAGTTGTTCCCGACGAAATGTTTTCAATTGGCAGAACCGCAGCTGAAATTCAAGAAGACTTAAAACTTGAGCGCAAAAACCGGGAGCAAATACTGAAGGAGTCTAAAACGATGCCTGGCCCTGAAGCCGCCCTTGGACAAGGAACCAATCGGGTTCAGCCATTGAGGCAGCCTCCAGTCACACTCCAAACAACTATTCCAGGATTGCCTCCGCTGCCAGGTCGTTAACACTCACACCATGGGCATCGAGATCGACTTTGGACGCGAGCTTGGCCGGTTGGCGTTCCCGGATGACATTACCGAGGAGCAGGCGCAGAACTACGCTCGCGAAAATTACCAAGCAATCCGGCAAGGTTTAATCGCTAAGCGCCAAGAGCAGTTAACCGCCGAAACCGAAGCCGAGGAAGCTGCGAAGTTTCGCGCTGGTGAGTACGGTACAGTTGAGACTGTGCTCAACACTCTTTCTGAGTTACCGCGTGGGGCGCTTGAGGGAATCGGCGGAACCCTCAAGGGGGTAGCTCGTCTTCCTTCTGCTATTCCCGGGCCAACATACGATCCGTACACTGAGGTTCCCCTAGAACAGGATCCGCTTTACCGCGCTGGCCAGGCCGTCCAAGAGTTTGGAAAGGAAACCTATCCCGGCTTACCTGGAGTGCGAGAAACCGTACCCGCTCAAATCATGGCAGGTATCGGAAGCACGGTTTCTACACTTCCAGCTGCGGTAATTGCTGGTCCGGCTGGCGCCGCCATATCCTACGGTCTTCAGTCAGGCGAAAGTGCAGCCGAAGAGGCTGATACTACGATCAACCGTCGTATTGCCGAAGCTCTGGCCAACCAGCAGTACGATGTCGCTGCGGATCTTCAAGACCGCCGCGAGCAGACAAAGAATCTGGCATTCATCACAACCGCCCCCATTGGCGCTGTCACCGAGGGCTTGCTGGGCGCAGCGCCTAAGGTAGTGAAGCGTTTCGCCACCGGTCGAATTGGTGGACTTGGAACGCGACTGGCCGAAAGGTTAGTTCCTAAGTCCGCAAAGTTTGAAAGGAAGTTTCTTGGAGTCACAGGTGCTGAACGTGTCCGAGGTGCTGTCGAGGCGCTAGCAACTGAGGGCGCCCAAGAATCAGCCGAGCAGCTTGGGGGAAACATTGCCGCAGCTGCGGTGTACGATCCGGAACGCGGGTGGCTCGATGGTGTTGCGCAAGCTGGCTTCATTGGAGCCGCATCTGGAGGCGCTGTTGGCGGTCTCGTTGGTTCACGCCGAAACGCCAACCTAGCCAATGCTGCGGCTGAATCGCTTGGAGGCGATCCTGCAAACCCTCTGCCGCGTGCCAACGCCACCGTGGCCGGGATGGAGGATGAGCTTACTTCTGACATCACTGAAGAACTCGGTGGCATCAATGCAGGTGGACCGCCCTCTGGACCGATTTCAATCCAGCCCGAGCCCACGATTCCTGCCGCTGTTGAAGAGGCTATTGCACCGCCGGCGGAGCCTCCGATTCAGGAACCGATTCAACCGGTTGAGACTGGTCCAATTACTCAAGAAGCGTCGGATCTTCTTTCAAAGGTTGATGCCGGTGGCGTTCCAGTAAAGGCGGAGGTGGTTCCAGCGCCTGCCCCCGCTCCTGCAAAACCTCGTTCTACAACAGGTTTGGCTGAGATTGGTGAAATGGGCGCCGCAATAGGTGAAAACCTGAGGGAGGCGTTGTGGAATGCGTTCTCGACCGGACAGGGTCCTCGGATTGCGCTTGAAGATTCGGTTGTTAAAAACGCAAAGGTTGTTGCCGAAAAAACCGGAGCGACCATTCAGAAAGCTGATTTCCTTACGTTTGCTGATGAGTTTTCAAAGGCCAAAAGCCGAGAAGAGAAAATTGCTGCGATGCAGAGCTTGGCAAGCAAAGCGGCGTCTGCGCTTCCCCCTGCCGAACCGACCCCGGTTCCTGCACCCAAGCTGGTTGAGCCGACCAAGAAAGCGGCCGAAGAAGAACTCGAATCGCAGATCGTTGAGGCAACGGCCCAGACCGTTCGTGAAGACCGTTCTGCCGGAGTGGATCCGAACGAGACCTACGATAAGCTGACCCAACGGTACGAGGAGCAGCCGCAGTTGGGGACTCGCACTGCGTCCAGCAAAACTGCGCAGGCCTACTCGACCCCGCCGCCCCTGGCCTATCTGGCTGGCATTCTGGCGGATGTAGAGGGAGGTCAACGCGTGGCCGAGACGACTGCTGGCAACGGAATGCTTCTGGTCACGTCGGATCCGACCAAGCAGGACATTCTTGCCAACGAGTTGGACCCGAATCGCCGCACCCGCTTGGAGCGTTTCATCGGCAAGCCTGCGACCGGGCTCGATGCGGTGAGCCAGGAGTTCTTCAACTCACTGGATTCGGCTCAGCCGGATCGCGTTATTATCAACCCTCCGTTTGGCGCTCGGTTCATCGAAGGCCAGAAAGAGTCGTTCCCGCTTTTCAGGAGCAGCATCAAGCGGGCGCAGACATCAAGCATCGACCTCGCCATTGCGCTGAACACGCTCGAAGCCATGGCCCCCAATGGAAAGGCCGTGCTGATCTTGGGATCCAAGACTGGATCGCAGTCCAACAAGTTGGGAACTCCAGAAAACCGGCTCAAATCCTACGAACGGGCTGAGTACCTTGACCTGTTCAATCGGTTCAATGTTACCGACTTCTTCACCATCGACGGGGGAATGTACTCCAAGATGGGTGCGGGATGGCCGGTTGATATTGTAGTAATCGACGGAAAACGATCAACCCCTCCCGCTGCCCAAGGGGGATTGGTTCGTCCGTGGATTTCAGCACCTCGCGTTTACAACAGCTGGGCACAACTCAAACCGCTGATCAATGAAGCTCGCAAACCGAAAGTCACAACCCCTGTCACCCCAGCAGCAACTGGCGTTGGAAATCTCCCAGCTGTGGAGCCAGCAGTTGCAGGAGGTGGAGAACAACCCGGAGGCGTTCCAGGAGCGCCTGCGCGTCCTGAAATCGTACCTCAAGGACAGCGGGCAGAACCTGCACCTGTCGAGCAGCCTGTTCCTGGACCCGGACCAGTTGTACCAAGTGTTCAAGAACAACGACCTGCTACTCCAAGTGAACCGACGGCAGCTGGACCAGTGGTTGAGCCAACGGCCGCAGTCGAACAACCAGGAGCAGCTGGAGTCGTGGCGGGTGGACGGCCTGAACCTGTGGTTAATCCGCCTGCCGCAAGGCCCGGACTAACAGCAAAGCTCTCGACGGAAGATCAGGCGCAACTGGAGGCGCTGAAGAAGCAGCTGCGCGAGAAGCTCGGCGGCGTCGGCATGGGCGTTGATCCCGAGATCATTGTGATCGGCGCCCGCATGGCTGCGTTGTACGTTAAGGCCGGCATCCGCACGTTTGCTGAGTTTGCCTCGCAGGTGCGCGCTGATCTCCCCGAAATCTGGGATAAGCTCAAGCGATCGCTTCTGGCCATCTGGCAGGAGACCGCCAACACCGTCGAAGGGTTGGACGATCTCAATCGAACCCAGGCCACTGGCGTCATTGATGCCATCGACCAAGCCACGGTGCCGACAGAGCCCGAGATTCCAGTAGAGCCCGAAACCGATGCAGAGCCGGAGGTCATGTCTGAGGCTCGGACCAAACCCTACAAGAGCCAGAGCAAGAATGTTGAAACCGGGTTGGTGAGCCCTTCAAACATTGCTGACGCCACTGAACGCGCTCTGCGCGAATTGGAAGCCGAGGTCAAGATGCCGATCGACAGCTATGTCGCCAACCGGCTGCAAATGACCAAGGACCAGTTGTTCAAGACAATGTCAGCTGCGCAAATTGACGCTGCTGGATTAGCAATCCGAAACATCGAACGCGGTTCGGCGTTAATTAACTCGGATCAGACCGGCGTGGGTAAGGGCCGCACTGTGGCTGCCGTGTTGCGGTATGCCCGGTTAAACGGGCTTACTCCGGTATTCATCACCGCCAAGCCCACCCTGTACTCTGACATGGCCGGCCGGGATCTTCCGGCGATCGGAGATACGAGCATTCGGCCGTATGTAACGAACAGCAATGTCGATTACCTGGCATCTACCGGCGAAACCGTAAAGGTGCGCAGAACCGCCACGAAGGCCCGTGAGGAACTGGCCAAGATCAACGACACAGCTGAACTTCCGGCCGGATCCAACGCGTTCTTCACAACTTACGACCAGCTGAAGGCTGACGTTCCGCAGGGATTCAAGGAGGTGGCCAAGCAACGGCGTCAGCGCCAATCCAAGCGTGTTGCAAAACCGTTTGGTCCGATCTGGCAGGCACTTTCTCGCATTGCTCCCAACGCGATCTTCGTGTTGGACGAAGCCCACCTTGCGGCCGGCGCCAATTCCGACACGAACATCCGCTTCGATCAGGTGCTGCCAAAGTCGAAGGGCGCGTACTTCGCATCCGCAACATTCGCCAAGCGACCGGATAACCTCGGGCTCTACGCGCTCAAGACGTTGATGCAGCGTGCTGGATTGCGCCCGACCGAAATGACCGAGTTGCTAGACAGCGGCGGTTTGGCGCTCCAACAGGCGTTGACCTCGATGCTCGCTGAATCCGGCGAGTTTGTGCGCCGTGAGCAAAACTGGGGTGGTGTGCCGTTTGATTTCGTCACGTCTACCGACAACGCAGAGCGCGAGCGCGAGCTTGCCGATGTGTACACGGACTTTCTCCAGCAGATCCTACGCTTCAGCAAGAAGGTCTCGAAGGTCGCCAAGAAGATGGAGAATGCGGAAAACCAGACCCGCGCATCGGAAGAGAAGGTCAGCGTTTCATCCACGAATTTCGGAAGTCAACTGTTCAACCTTTCAACCCAGTACATCCTGTCTCTGAAGGCGAAAGCGATTGCAGACAACGCGATCCAAACGCTTAAGGGCAATGAGAAGCCGTTCATCGCGATCAACAACACGATGGAAGGCCCGATCGAAACCCTGAAGGACGAGGGTTACGATGTTTCGTACAAGGGGTTGCTGCTTCGCCAGCTGGACAAACTGCTTGAGGTCACCGTCCGCGACAAAGCGGCCGACACGAAGACCACAATCAAAATCACGCCAGACGAACTTCCGGATGATGCTCGCCAGCAGTACGAGGATATTCGCGACGAAATCGAAGGTGGTGATTTTGGCGATATGCCGATCTCGCCCATCGACTTCATCAAGAACCGCATTCAGCAGGCGGGTTATTCCATCGACGAAATCACCGGACGAAACACGGAAATCGTCACTACGCCCGATGGCAAGGCGACTTCTGTTCCGAGAAAAAAGCGCGATCGACGCGTGATCTTGGACGACTTCAACAACGGCCGTCTTGACGCCATCCTGGTCAACAAGTCGGGATCAACTGGAACCAGCGCGCACACGGATCCGAAGTTCAAAGACCAGCGGCGCCGCGTGATGGTTGTCGGGCAGGCTGCTCCAGACATCAACGACTTCATGCAGATGCTCGGACGCATCATGCGTTTCGGTCAGACAAGCTTGCCGCGTTACGTGGTTCTATCCTCTTCGCTGGCTGCTGAGAATCGGTTCATGGTGCTGCTGCGGCGAAAGATGGCGTCACTGAATGCCAACACGTCAGCGGACACTGAATCGGATCTTACCGCAAACGAGGGTCTGGTTGCTGACATCTTCAACTCGATTGGCGACGACGTGGTCTACAACGTCCTGAAATCCAATCCTGAGATCGTTGACCAGATGGACTTCAGCCTGCCTGCACTCGACGAGGGCATCGACGAAGGTGGCGACTTTGCCAGATCGGCCACTGGCTACTTTGTAATCCTTCCGGATGACTACGCTGCCAAGCTCTGGCGCGACATCTCGGAACTCTACACTGACCGCATCCGCGCACTGGATGAGGTTGGCGAGAACCCGCTGAAAGCAAACGTCGATGATCTCCGGGCCAAAACAGTTGAGTCATCAGAGTTCACGCCGGGAACTGGAACGACTCCGTTTGATGGCCCTTCCGTCATGGAGCGGGTTTCTATCAAGCCTCCCAAGGCTCCGCCTACCTACGATGCTGCAACCGAAGAGGCTGCCAAGAACCGCGCTTCGACCAAGGCTATCGCCGAGGGATGGCTCAAACAGAGCCGTGCCTTCGAGCAGCAACGTGTTGCGGCGATGGAAGCCAAGGAGGTCACCCCGGCGCAGATCCAATCCGTGAAGGATGCGTTCGAGGAAA